CCGTCAGGGCGGTATGGCAAATCCACGAGACACGGGAAACTACGCCCACAGAGCCAACCATCACCCCACCGTCAAACCCATCACACTCATGCGCTATCTCGTTCGCCTCGTCACGCCGCCGGGTGGTACGGTGCTTGATCCGTTCATGGGCTCGGGGTCGACGGGGTGCGCCGCCATGCTCGAGGCGATGCAATTCATCGGCATTGAGTTGAATCAGGAGTATGTAGAGATTGCACGAAAGCGCATTGAGTTCCATGAGTACACGGTGCGTGAAAAGAACCCGCTGGGCTTGTAATTTGACGCACTCCGTACAATAGAAGTAGGAGGCATCATGACAGGATTTCGCCACGACTTTCGCCACTGGCCAAGCGTCGCCGCATTCCGTGCGCACCTCGCCCCGCATCATCCGAGCATCGCATGGTGGGCGATGGGCGTCACTCTGCATCACACATGGAAGCCCCGCCGGCAGGACTGGCGTGGGCTCCGCACCATGCAGGGCATCAAGAAGTACTACGAGGGGCTGGGCTGGGATGCGGGCCCGCATCTGTTCATTGCGTGTGGCTCTCCCGATCCGGCTGACGATGGTATCTGGCAGATGACGGCGCTGAACGAAATGGGCATCCATGCGGGCTACCCCGCCAACCGACAGCACTGGGGCATTGAGGTCGTGGGCAACTACGACGCCGAGCCGTGGAGCATGCCACTGCATGACTTAGTGGAGGGCGCAACGCTGGCACTGCTGGATTGGCGTGGTCTTGCGGTCGGTGCCAAGACACTGCGAGGGCATCGTGAATGGGGAAGCCCGAAGACGTGCCCGGGCAAGGCGATTGATATGGACATCATCCGACGGGATTTCGCACAAGTACAGGTGAAAGAGCAATGACGGAAAGCGTTGAAGTCAAGCTTGCGAGGCTTGAGGAGAAAATCGACCAAGTGCTGCGCCGCTTGGAGAATGGAGACCGACAGTTCCGAGAGATGGACGGACGAGTTGCGCACCTCGAGCAACAAATCAACCGACTGTGGGGCGGCATCGCCTTGGCCACGGTCATCATCCCGCTGATTATTCGCTACATGATGGGAGGCTGATATGGAAAAGCCGTGGTATCAAAGCAAGACATTGTGGGTCAACATCCTGACCCTGCTTGCGCTCATTCTTGGCACGGTGGCACAGTGGCCAGAGCTCCAAGCCCTGGCACCGCAACTACTCGGCGCACTGAGCGTGGTTAATATCTTGCTCCGCTTGCTCACCGATAAGCGCTTGGTGTAGTCATGGCGACACGGAAGCCGAGTGCCCGCCGTGAGGTATCGCTCATCCGTGTGCCGGAGGTGCTCGACGCCATTGAGGAGCTGGGCATTGTTCAGCATGCATGCGCCGCCGTGGGCTTCGATCGTCGCACGCTGTACCGCATGATGGAAACCGATGCCAGCGTTGCCGAGGCGGTGCGAGGAGCGGTGGAGCGGGGCAGGGAGAAGCGCAGGGACTATTTGGAGAGCCTTGCCTACAAGATGGCGCCCGACAATCCAGTCATGGTCATGTTTCTGCTGAAGCGTGAAGACCCGAGCTACAGGGAAAGCTACAATGTCCACAACACCGCCGTTCCAACCGACTATGTCATCGACCTCGCCCTCCCCGTTGACGGTGAAGCACACGACGCAGACCCCGCCACAGCGGAGGTTTTGGAGTGATGCACACCGCTTTCGACTTTTCGTTGGTGGTCGTGGCAGTGGCAAGACAAGAGCCGGTGCGGTGGAAGTGCTCCGTCAGCCGCCGGGCACGACGTCGCTCATCATCGCCCCTACCTATCCTATGCTCCGCTTAGGCGCCATGGAAACCATTCTCGCCCTCGTGGCACAGATGGGCGTGGCGGTGTCGTGGAACAAAAGCGACATGGAGCTCAAGCTCCTCGGCGACCGGCGCATCATCTTCCGTAGTGCGGACAATCCCGACCGGCTTCGTGGCGCCAACGTCGGATTCCTGTGGCTCGACGAGGCGGCGCTGATGGACGAGGAGATTTGGCCCATCGCCATTGCCACGCTTCGGCATCGCCCTGGCCGTGCGATTGCGACGACCACACCACGGGGCAAGAACTGGTTATACACACTGTGGACAGACGGTGGAGAGGACTATAGCATCACGGAGAGCGCAACGACGGAAAACACGTTCCTGCCTAGTCACTTCGTGGCCACGCTCAGACAGAGCATGACCTCGGAGATGTATGCGCAGGAAGTGCAGGGGCATTTCATTGATCCGCTTGGCTCCCTGTTCCAGCGCCATTGGTTCACCGTAGTGCCCACCGCTCCGCAGGGTCTTGCATGGTCGCGGTACTGGGACCTCGCCGCCTCGACCAAGCAGAGCGCCGACTACAGCGCCTCCGTGCGGGTCGCTCTGCATGACGGTGTGCTGTACATCGCTGACGGCATCAAGATGAAAGCCGAGTGGCCAGACGTGCGCAAAGTGATTGTCGCCACCGCTCTTGCCGAGCAGGGCACGGTGCTCGGCATCGAAGAAGCCTTGCACGGCTTGGCGGCAGTGCAGGAACTGCGCCGCATGCCAGAGCTAACGGCGACCACGTTGCGAGGCATCAAGGTGGACAAGGACAAGCAGAGCCGAGCGATGCCGTGGGCGGCACGTGCCGAAGCGGGAGCGGTGCGCATCGTGGCAGGGAGCTGGGTAAAAGACTTTATCGACGAGGTGGTGGCATTCCCGAGCGCACCACACGACGACTATGTAGACGCGGCGTCGGGCGCAGTCGCCATGGTGGCACGCCCCGCAGTGAAATGGGGGTTTAGCTAATGCCTATCACATCGTACCCGGGATGGGTCGACAAACTGCGGATGAACGACGCACTCAAAGGTACCATCGATGCGTATGCATCGGTGCCGATGCTGTACCGTGCGGTGAATCTGCGGTGCGACGCCATCAGCACCGTGCCCACCAAGCTGTACCGCTTGGAGGAAGAAGCCGAGTGGCCATTCCGTCAGGACTTGGCGCAACTCATCAAGGAAACCGAGCGCCACCTGCTGCTCACCGGCGGTGCCTTTTGGCTCAAGCTGCGCCGAGGCAATGTACTCACTGGCTTTCAGATTCTCAACCCGACGACCATGCGAGTGGACTGGGACACACGCAAAGCACAGCCCGGCAATCCGTATGCAGGCATCACGTTTCACCAGAGCGTGGGCGATGCGCAATACGGGCCATGGAGCGTGGACGACATTGTCTATTTTCGTGAGCCATCGTTGTATGACGAGGTGCGACCCGGTCTTGCACCGGCGAGCGTTGCGTTGCAGAGTGCCCAGCTCGGCCACTACTTGGAGCGCTTTGCGTCTCACTTTTTCGAGGGCGGTGCACAGCCCATCACGGTGTTGAACCTGCCGGAAAACATGGACGAAAGCGAGTTCAAGCGATTCCAAACAGAGTGGACAAGTCGCTTCAGCGGAGTCATCAACGCATTTCGCACGGCGTTCGTTCGGGCTCCCGACCTCAAGGTCAGCACCATCACGCCACCCATCAATGAGTTGATGTTGCCCGAACTCCAAGAGCGCGTCATCACGAGCATCGCCATGACGTTGGGCGTGCCCCGCACCATGCTCGAGGCATCGGCGGCGAATTACGCCACGGCCGACAGCGACCGACAGAGCTTCTGGCGTGAGACCATCGTGCCACGTTTGAGCCTGTACGACCAAGTGCTCAACAACCAACTGCTTGAGCCGCTCAATTATGAGCTTCGCTTTCAGCCGGAAGCGCTTGATGTGTTGCAGACCGACGAGGCGATGCGCGCCGGATCACTGCTCCAGCTTGTGCAAGCCGGCGTGCCACTGCGTGGAGCGATGACGATTTTGGGGTATGACCAAATCGAAGAGGCGCTGGGCCCCGAGCCCGAGCCCACGCCGCCTACCGAGCCCGAGCCCGAGCCACCGGAGCCAAGTCCCGCCCCGCCCACGGATGACGACATTGAGGAGACATCGGACGACGATGAGGATGACGACATCATCGCCGCACGCTCTGCAGAGTGGGCATTGCTTGCCAAGAAGTTAGAGCGACGCATCAAGGCAGGGAAAGACCCCGTGTGCGCCTTTGAGAGCGACGTTTTGAGCAAAGACGATGTCAAGTCCGTAATGATGCGCTTAAGCCCGCAAATGACCGTACACGAGGCGCACGACGTCGTGGATGAGGTCAAGGCGTTGGACGACATGACGGAAGACGAGCGGCGCATCTACGATGAGCTCATCAGCAAGTTCGCTGAGCGTGGTGCGGCGTGGGTGCGCAAGATTCTGCGCAACCAAGACGTCAATCCCACATTGCGGGACATCGTCGCTCCCGTGCTCAATCGTGAGTTGTCTCGTGTGGCACAAGCACAGATCGACACGGTGGGAAATCAAATCGGTGTCACTGCGACCGACGCCACGAATGACCGCGTAGTGGATTGGCTCGTTGACTACGTGCCGATGACCACCGACCAAATCGACGCCACCACCGCCGCACGCATCAAGAAAGTCATTGACGCATTTCGCCAGACGCCAGGCATGACGGCGCAAGACGTCGCTGAGATGTTGCGCCCCAGCGTTGACCCTGCTCGTGCGCTGATGATTGCCCGCACAGAGATTGTGCGAAGCCAAACACAAGCCAACGTCATCTACAAGGATTACCTCGCGGAGCGTGGCCTCAACTACGAGCGGGTATGGATTACCGAGCGGGATGAGATGGTCAAGAAGTGCCCCATCTGCTATCCATTGGATGGCAAGAAAGAATCAGAGTGGGGCGGCTACGAACCTCCTGCGCATCCGAATTGTCGTTGTGCGACGGCGCTGCGGCTGGTGAAGTGATGCTCGAAGTTGAAGTGATTGCCAACATATCCCTCGGCGCCTATCGTGAAGCGGTGCGAGAAATCACGCTGGCATATGCGAAGAGCGTTGAGGGCGAAATCCAAATCCAGAAGCCACCGCCACCTAAGAAAGGTGCACAGGTGTACAAGAGCGAAAAGCAACGCCGCTTCGTGATGGCGATGATTTCGCAGGGCAAGATTAAAGTGCCATATGTGCGTGGGCGAGGCAGTACGCTGGCGGCATCGCAGAGTCTGAGTCAATCGTATCGGGTCAACCTTGACGGCGACACTGCCGTGATTACGAGTGACGCCACGTATGCACCGTATGTCATTGGCGACCAGCAAGCGGAGATACACAAGAAGCGATGGCTGACGGCAGCGCAAGCCGCCAAAGCAGTGGCAGATCGGGGCGAACTTGACACCATCGTACAGCGCACGCTGGAAAGGATAAACGTGTAATGCCCTACCACATCGAAGCAGAGGACGGCGTGTTTTGCGTCTACAAAGACGGCGACGCCGAGGCCTTGCAGTGCTACGACAACGAAGCCGACGCTGACGCCTACCTCACGGCGCTCAACATCGCCACCGCTGAGGAGACCAAAGCGGAGAGCGATACGCACACGCCGCCGGAAGCGGTGGCGGACAATGCCCGCATGGCGCTCGAAGTCCGAGCGGAGAAGCCACCGAGCCAGCGGGGCATGACCCCAGTGGGCCTTGCTCGAGCACGGCAGTTGGCCAATCGTCAGCCGGTGTCAGTCGCCACGCTCCGGCGCATGGCGTCCTACTTTGCCCGCCATGAGGTGGACAAGGACGGTGCGACGTGGGAGGAGCAGGGCAAAGGATGGCAAGCATGGATGGGCTGGGGAGGCGATGAGGGCTGGGCATGGGCTCGGCGCATTATAGAGGAGGAAGACATGGGAACCAAAGCCATGGTCATGGAGGGCTACAGCCCACGGCAGGACGAGATGATTGCGCAGTACCTGAGCACCGCCGAAGACATGGGGCAGTGGAGCAAGGGCATCAGTGCCGACGGTGCGCACTACATGGAAGAGAACCCGTTCGCATCGCAGGGGATTGCCTGCAAGTACTGCGCCTTTTGGGTGGAGGGCGGTGCCTGCACCATCGTCGCTGGGAGCATCGCTCCGGAAGCGGTGTGCAAGCTGTGGGTCATCCCTGAGAGCGTCATCGCACAGCATGCCATGGAGCCCGAAGCGATGGAAGAGGCGATGCCCGAAGCAGAGGATGAGCCCGGGGTAGAGGTGGAGATTGAGGTGGCATCCGTGAAGCAATTTGACGCCCCTCGTATAATAGAAGTAGATGAGAGCGTCAAGGCATACGCACGGCGCATCATCGGGAGGGAGTAGCATGGAAGCAAAGTCATTCGGGTCAAGCATCAAAGCGATTGGTGACTATGCACTGCGTGGGCGAGGCATCGTCTACGGCGGTGCAGACCTCGTGGGCGACACGTTCACCAAGGCGACCGACCTCGGAGAGACCCGCTCTTTCGTAGGGATGCCCGTCTATTATGACCATGCACTCGGCAGCCTCAAGTCGCAAATCGGCACGGTCAAAGCGTGGACTCCCGATGCTGAGGGCATCGAGGTCGACATTGAGATTGACCGCCGCCACAAATATGCAGAGCAGGTGATGAAGCTCGTACAGAGCGGAGCACTTGGACTCAGCACCGGAGCTCTGTCCCACCTCGTGGTACGGGATGGGGGCGAAATCAAGCGTTGGGTCGTCGGGGAAATCAGCCTCACGCCGACGCCAGCAGAACCACGGACACTCACCGAAGTCAAGAGCGAAAAAGGACACGCATCGAGCTCTGCTGATGCATCGTCGAAGCCTGACGATACACATGGATCTATCACACACACAGCAGAGGACACAATGTCAGACAACATCAAAGACGCCGTGAAAGCCGCGATTGCAGAGCTTGCCGGTGAGCCCGTACAGGGTGGCGTCATCGCCGCTCCCGCCGCCAAGACCGTGACCACGCGTGGCTTCAGCAACGAGCCAATGGAAGCCTTCAAGCACTGGATGCGCACGGGCGACGAAATCGCCGCCAAGGCCACTCTTGTGGAAGGCACCAACGACAACGGCGGCTACTTGGTACCCAAGGACCTCTACGACCGCATCGTGGGACGCCGTGACGAGCTGAGCTTGTTGTCACAGGCCCGCTTCATGCGCCTCACGACCTCACGCCGTCAGATTGACGTGCCAGCGCAGGACGCAAAGTCAGACTTCGCCGTCGTG